GATATTAAGATTCGTCATATGGGTTATGATTTCTCAACTTTACAAGATACTATTAAAGAGATGGTTGAAAAATTACCTTTAACTGTTGAAGCAATGAATAAGATGAAAGAAGTTGAATTACAAGAGGAGCAAATGTTTAATCTTGCCAAATCATTTCTAGATATTAGAGTAGAAGGTACGGACAATACCTTTGATAAACACGCAATTGAGGAAGTTTTAGAAGCTCAACGTAAGAAAGATGAAGGAAATATGCTTTGGGAAGTATTTAATCGTGTTCAAGAGAATATTATTGAAGGTAATTTCGAATATATTACTAAATCAGGTAAAAAACGTCAAGCACGAGTAATTAAGAATTTCAAGCAAGATCAGGATGTTAACAAGAAAATGTTTAGTAAAGCATTAGAATTCGCAGCATAATGAGAAAATTAGTTTATATATTGGTAATAAGTTTCTTCTGGGCATGTAGCCCGGAGGAGCTTATTAAACCATATCCTTGTATAGATGGTAGTTGTGGAGTTATTTTTGAAATTGATACTTTAGTATCACCTAATACATATCAGGACGCTAATGGTTATTGGCATGTTGAATATTATGGTTTAAATTATTTTACTATTAAAGGAGAATTGGATTTATTAGACCCTGAGTATGTTATAAATGGGGTTCCATTGATTGAAACTTCATTTGATTCAGATTATTGGGTAGCCATTGATAGTATACGATTTACTTTACCTATATATTCAGTTTTAAGTTGGTTTACTAATGGGGATTACAATAACCCCATAAATGTTGGTGATATTACATATACTTTAAATGATCTTTCACAAAATCACCCACCCCTTAACATTGTGGGTTATCAGATACAAAAGAATTTTTGTTGGGAATGTCCTTATGCCGAAACCTTGTTAGGTACTTATAGTAAATATAATTATAATCCTAAACAACAGATATTTTTGGATAATGAGATGGTAGGTGATACTTTAAAAGTTATGACTAAAACTATATTTAATAATGATGTAGGATTTAGTGAGATTATTGAAAATGAGTTTAATATAATAATAGACTAATGAAAAGATTAACAGTTTTAGAAAGTAAACAGTTTATCCCGTTAAGAGAAAACTATGGAGATACCGGTATTGAAAACGCAGCTTTTTTTACCATCACCCCAAGTGAACGAGGTGAGGGATGGGAAGATGTAACGTATTATACCGAAAAAAAGTATGGGCTTTATGCGGATCAAGGTGAAGGAGATCAATGGGTATATGTATTATCAAACCCATCATTACCTAAAGAATATCTAAAAATTGGATATACTAAATTAAAACCTGAAGAAAGAGCAACCCAAATATCATCTGCTACCGGTGTTCCTACACCCTATAAAGTAGAATGGGCTTATAAGTGTTTTAATGGTGAAATTGTAGAAAGAATGACTCACCAGAAATTAAAAGCATTTAGAGTTAATAATAGGAAAGAATTTTTTCACATTAGCTTGGAAGAGGCAAAAGATAATATTATATTAATCGGCAATAAATTTAAATAAATATGAAAGATTTAAAAATTAGTAAAACCCATATTCAACCTATAATTGATTGGTGTTATAAAAAAAATAATTTAAAATTCCATACACCTGTTAATCGCGGATCCCGAAATGACGCTAATAAACTAGTAGATGGACATGAAGGACCAATTTGGGGGTTTCCAAAGTTAAACGAAATGCCCTTAGATTTAGCTCCAGTTCCCTTTCCTTATAGTGAACTAGCTGAGATAGAATATGAAATATTAAGTAAATATAGATTTGACAATTATTATAGGGAATGTAAATTTGGGACTATACTTTCATATTCACAAGAAGGACATCAAGTCCATGAACATCAAGACCCGGCAATGATGGGTCAGGATTATGTTCATACTAGGTTTAATGTTCTCATATCTAAACCTGAAGAAGGGGGTATGCCTATACTTGATGGTAAGGAATTAAAGGTTGAAGAATTACAAGTATGGATGTGTTTTGCAAGTGAATATCCTCACTCTACTACTAAAGTAGTTGGTAAAAAAGATAGAATTATGTTAAGTTTTGGTTATGATATCCACCGTAGTGAATTAGAAAAATGGTTATAGTAATGCAAGACACAATTGATTTTCTTGTCAAGGATAATAGAATCAAAGAAGTAAATAAATTAATGGGAGATAATCTTCCATGGGAATCAAAAGAAACAGAAGACAAAGTTAAATATTATAAATTAAATTATGGAACAATCAGAAATTAATTATTTAAAATCAGAATTATTAGAGGATTTAATGGCTACAGTTAAAGTAATGGAAGAGGTATGGAAATATCATCCTGATAATGAGGATAAATCGGATGTTGTTAAAGAATATGAGGTATTAGAAAAAATTAAAACCGACATCGAGAGTGAATTAGATAAGTTACAATAATATCCAATATTTATAATGGAGATGATAGATAAAGACAGATTATTTAGTTTATTTGGAGGAGATGAAGCCAGTGCTAAAGAGATATTAGATAAACCTGACACATTTTTAGATACTGCAACTGCAAAGTTGGGGATGTTTACTAAATTAATATATAACCATGAGGTTTTTCATAATAAACTCAAAAAGTTTATGAAGCAGGTAAAGGAGGATTATGATGATGAAGCTACAAAACAGGCATCCGCTTTTACAGTATATAATAGGGCATGGTATTATATAAAAGAAATAGATTTAAAAGATGTAAACCATTTTAGTGCTGTAGTTGAATATAAGTATAAACCTTTATATGATTCATTAAGTAAGGCAATTACGTATTTTGAAGAATTAGAAGAATATGAAAAATGCGCCAAATTATTGAAAATCAAAGAACTTCAAAGAAAAGTTAAAGATTACTAGGTTACTCAAAATCCTGTTCGTAGATTTGTAATACAGGTTTAGGGAATAAAAGGGGATAAGAAAATGGGAAATAATAAGGCAACAAAAAATATTATAAACAAAGGGGATAAAATAATACCCCCGTTATTAAAATCACAATTATGAGAAATAAAAATTTAGTCGAGAAAAAGTTATTACAAATGAGTTCATCAATGATAGAACTTAAACGTATGGTGGGGGATTCAAGGGAAACTGCTCATAGTTTTGTAAAACGTGTAGAAAGTGTAGAACTTATTATAGAACAACTACAATCAATGATAGAACAGGATAATACCATTAGTTAAATATAAAAAAATAAAAGTAATGAAATCAATACTTCCTAAATTAAATGGTAGATTTTTAGCACACAATCCAACAGGAGAGTTAGTAAAGGTTATTACAAAGGTTATTACAAATAAAAAAAATAAAAGTTATGAATCTAACAGCAGAAAAAATCCAAGCTAATTGGATCGAATTTAACACTAACATTGAGACATTTATTACTGGAGATCGTAAACAACGTTTACTTGATTTTTATAGTAAATATGAGGACCGTATTATATTAATGCCAGCAGCTCATAAGAAAGAATACCATTCAGCATTCCCAGGTGGGTATGTAGATCACGTTAATAGAGTTGTAAAGGCAGCTTTGTCCATGTCCGCTGTATGGGAGGGGTTTGGTTGTGATATGACTACATTTACCCAGGAAGAATTGGTATTCTCGGCCATTAACCATGACCTAGGTAAAATGGGTTCTGATACTGAAGAAGCATATGTCCCTCAGACAGATAATTGGAGACGTGATAAATTAGGTGAAGATTATATGTTTAATAAGGCATTACCATTCGCAGCCGTTCCAGATCGTGGTTTATTTCTACTTCAGCAACATGATATTAAATATACTTTTAATGAAATGGTTGCTATTCAGACACATGATGGTTTATATGACTCAGCAAATGAGAAATATTTAAAGGCATTTATGCCAGAACAAAAACCTCGCACATCACTCCCATTCATTTTACATCAGGCTGACATGATGGCGGCGCGTATTGAATTTGAAATTGAATGGTTACCAAAGTTCTCTAAGAATAGCGTGGATACGCCAAAGAAAAATTATACATTGACTGGAAATAAAAAATCTCCCGTTAATTCTAAAGCACTTAAATCAATACAGAGCCCAGGATTAAAGAGTATGTTAGAAAACTTATGATATTATATATAGCAATTACCGTATTAGGGATTTTGGTCGTAGTCTTAGGATTTACGACCATTAATCTATTAAAGAAGAATGAAAAAATGTTAGATATAATTATTAATCAAAATAGTTTTATCGGAGAATTTTCTAAACAATTAAATATAGCAGATAAACGTCTACAACAAGTAGATACTAAAGGTACATTTAAAAGTGATGATGAAATAGGTTGGTTTTTTGAACAAATAAAGGTATTACAAACAAGTTTATCTCGATTCAAAATCGACTAATAAAATATATGGAACCTATAAAGAAGAAAAGAAGACCTAAGAGTAAAAACTACTTCACTCATGATACAGAATTAGCTATTGTAAGATATAACAATGAACCTAATTTTAAAGTTAGAAGTGATATCTATGATAAAGAAATACATTATCCTTTCTTCAAACTTACTCAGAATATTATACATACCTTTAAATTTTACCATACAGAGGTAGAAAATTTAGAGCATCTTCAACATGAAATAATTACTTTCCTTTTATCTAAAATGCATTTATTTGATCCTACTAGAGGGGCAAAAGCATATTCCTATTTTGGAACCATAGTAAAACGTTGGTTAATCTTGTATAATACTAAAAATTATGCTAAGAAGATTAAAAAAGTACCGGTTGATGTATTAACTGGGGAACATTCAACCCACACTTATAGTATGGGGGATGAGATTATAAAATCTGATTTAGATAAATACATTGATATATTTGTAGATCATGTTACGAGTAACATATTTACTCTTTTCCCAAAAAAGAATGATGCTCAAATAGCAGATGCTATACTTGAATTATTTAGAAAAAGAGAAACTATAGAAGTATTTAATAAAAAAGCGCTTTACATATACATTCGTGAGATAATAGATGTTAAAACACCTAAAATTACTAAAATAGCTGATAAACTTCATGGCGTATTTAAAGAGCAATACATATTTTATTTAGAAAACGGCTACGCTAGATTCTAAATCCCTCTTATATCCATATTTATAATAAAATACTATTATGGGAGCATTAGACAGCGTTGTATTTGGTAAAAAGAAATTTTCCGATATATTAAGTGAAATTTACGATAACCAAAAAACTAAGCAACAACAAATTACAGGATTAATCTCAGAATTAAAACCTCTTATTAATGATATAGGCGATGCTACTTTGATCGTTCCACTCATTAAAGAATATATGGAAATTGGGGTTCGTAATGATGAACAGTTAATTAAAATGGCCACTATTATACAACGTGTTGTAAATGGTTCTTCAAGCGAGGAAGTAGGTGGGATTACTGAAGAAGAAAAATCACAATTAATGGCGGAGTTAGATAACCTTAATAAAAACTTCGAAGAAAAGAACAATAAGTAATGTTAAAAACTGGATTTTCAAAATTAGCATCCGCTTCATCACAGGCCTCTAGAGGTATTTCTTCTAATTCACCTTCAAATGAAAATATTAGTACCGAATTTTTCCTAGCTAGAGTAGTTGATATATCAATTAATTCAAACTCAGAATTATTTGATGATACGGGTGAATGGGGTGGTATTGGTTCTATTAAATTTCAAAAATTAGATAAAGTTGTAAATCCTTCTGTTAAATCTGAGGAAAATACTACTTTTGCTACTCCATTAAATTCCCAAATTAAAAGTTATCCTTTAGTAAATGAGTTAGTATTAATACTTAAAGGACCTGCAACCTCAGATGCACAAACCTCAGGAACAACTACTTATTATTATGTAAATTCTGTATCTTTATGGAATAACCAACATGCTAATCCGTATCCTGATAATGTATTTACTAATACGGAAGTTGCTCCTCCTATGAATAAAAGTATATTTGATATATTAGCAGGTAGTACTAAAAAACAATCTGAAACAGTTACTCAAGTAAATTTAAATGGTAATAGTAAAGGAACATTTTCTGAAAAAGCAAATATTCATCCTATTTTACCATTTGCTGGTGATAATATATTTGAAGGTAGATTTGGTAACAGTATTAGATTAGGAAACACCTCTAAAACAGGAGGAAAACAAAATAATTGGTCTGAAATAGGAGAAAATGGAAGTCCTATTTCTATACTTAGAAATGGACAACCAATATCGGGTAGTTCTGAAGGGTATATTCCTGAAGTAGAAGATATAAACAAAGATTTAACCTCTATTTATTTAACTTCTACCCAAAAAATTCCAATTGAAGTAGCAACTTCTATAACAGCAGCAGGTCAAGCATCAACAGTACCCTTTTCTACAATGACTTCACCCCCTGTTAAATCCCCAAAATCATATAACCAACCCCAAATAATATTAAATTCAGGTAGGTTATTATTTAACTCTATAAGTGACAGTATAATTTTTTCTTCACATAAGTCTATAGTAGCTGAAGCTCGATTAGATGCTGCATTGAAATCGCAAACTAGAAATGTAAATATAATAGCTGAAAAAGGTATAGTAAGAGTAGGTACTGAAGGGGCAGACCAATCAGCAGTTAAAGGTGATGATTTTAATATACAATTTGATGCCCTATTAGTTCAATTAAAACTTTTATGTAAAGCATTAGAAAATGAACCTTCCCTTTCAATAGCAAAAGCGCAAGCAACTTTAACATCAGGTAACATTGATACTATAAGGCAAGCTTTACCTAATTATTTATCTAAAAAAGTAAAAATAACATAGTATGGAAAGGAATGAAGATTTAGAAAATACCCTTCTAGACCTTGCTGGTCAATTTATACAAACAGATAAGGGAAAAGCATTAATTGCTAAGGCAGAAGCAGTAAAAGGAGATGTTGAAGCTTTTAAACAAAAATTAAATGATAACAAAGAATTATTTGATGAATTAAAAGAAAAATACAAACCAGTAATTTTAACTTTTACTACTAAAGGTAGAGTATTTGATGAACAGACTGGTAGTCCCCTTGTTGGCGTTACTGTACAACCTGAATTATTATTATATCCTATGATTGAAACCAGGGATGATGAGGGTAAAATAAAATACAAGTATGATAAAGATAGTAAAAAGAAAATAAAAACAGATGCTGAAGGTAGATATACTATAAGATTTGGTGTACCTGCTTTACCTAATTTAAATAATAAAATATTAGTTAAACCCATAGTACTATATCAAAAAGACAAATATCTACCTGCTACTCAAACTCTAATCACAGGGGAAAATGAAGTATTACAAACACTTCCAATAAAATCTTTACTTAACCTACAAATTGCATCGGAACAAGCTGCTCAAAAAATTAAAGAAGAAGTAGGTAACGCAGCAGAAAAAGCATCAGATTTTGCATTGGGAGCAGCAGAAAAAGCTTTAAATGTAATACAATCCCAAGTAATGAAAATGGCGCTTGTGTGTCAAACTAAGCTATTTCCCTTAGCTATATCCTTAATGATTATATTTGGTATAACAAAACGAGAACAAGCATTACAAAAACAAGAAAAATGCCCTAATAACATCTTATTAAAGGCTGCTATTAAACGTAGAAATTCTATTGTAAGACAAATTAATCAAATT